AGATCTTCAATTTCAGAAGGGGAGGGGTTAATCATTCGTACAACAGGTTTTCCTTCACCTTCGATCTTCCAATTAACTAAAAACAGGTTAGGAAAGACTTCTACGTCATAGAAAACCAGTTTAGCATCATCGTTTTTTTCTCCGGAGGATATCTCTTCCGATTTAAACTGCATCTTATTTACTAGTTTAATGCAATAGTCGGACCGATTTGTGCTATTTGCAGCAAATGCTAATATCGCATTGCGCATATCAGTGACGTCATAATTCAAACCACTAGCATATGCATCCTCCAGTATTTTGTAAATAAAGTCGATACTAGGCTTAGTACCCGGATGTATCTCTTTGTTGAGATTTCGTTTGATCAGTGTTCTAAGCCCTTTCTCGCTCTTTATTGCTTCAAAATTTACCATATTTTTTTCTCCTTTCAGTGGTAAACCCGAGCTAATCGTCAAGATAGGTAAGTTGTTACATTTCGACAATTTTCGTCTTAATGAACTTTTACCAGTGAACACTTTAACTTCCACATAGTCATCATAAATACGGCTCAGTTTCGAGACATCTCCAGTGTAAATATAATGCAGGTGTATACCAGCACCACTCTTACTAAGCTCTGCATATGTCGGTGGCCATTTACTCGCTTCTTCAATATTCTTCTCAAAAGATTTATTTCCGTTTTCGTCTGGAATATCGAAGTCAATAACAATGTGGTTTTCGGGAACTCTAACATAGTGAACCCTAGATGTATCCAACTCAGATAATTTCGACGTAACATTATCCCATTTTTCGAATGGGGTGCCATTATCCGTAGCATACTGAGCGAAACAATTAGCACATGTTTTGTCAAATATAGACTTTTTACTTGTGAATTGAATCCATGGTGCTTTAGTTTCTTCCTCTTTATCATCAAGGGTTCTTTCCTTAAATTTTTCTGTTCGAAATCCGCAGTAATAACTACGAACTCTGGATCCATCATCAAGGTTGAATCGCTCCTTGTAATCCCTGAAATAATTCCTAAGCTCCTCTTTAAAGATTCTTTGTGAAAATGGGTATGCTACTTTTGCCTCATCACAATAAGTCTTGTACATTTCCCAAGCAGCCTTCAACGTAACTCCGTCATTTTTCTTAAATACATGATACGAATCAATAACGAAGTTATAAAAATCGTTAGATGCTCCTAACATCGCCACTGGAATATAATCGTCATACTTACCGGGATCACTTAAATATACTTCTTGGCAGTGATAGGCGATAGCTCCAAGTTCAAAACCGACCTGTTTCATGATTGTTTTGTATTCCTTTGGGCTTAGCTTGTTGCCGGAAGGAGACACATCAATCAATCTTCTAATAAGACCTGACTTTGCATCTGTAATTTTTACCGGTTTATTAGTGCCTAGAAATAAAAAACACTTAAAGCGATTGGAATAAGTCGATTTGAATTTTTCATTTACTGTCATAAGCTCGTGGGAAACAAGACTGTTCAACCTCGTATTATCTTCAATTTTAGAGAGGTCACCATCGTGTTGAATCGCTACAAGCGGATTGTTTTTGAACGCCTCTAGAGCAAATGAGTTACTAGATGAGCCAAGGGCCTTTGCGTCAAACACTGAGTAATACCCTTCAAATAACTGCTGGATGATGTTAAGAATTGTAGATTTACCGGTTCCTGCGGCACCGTATAAAACCATGAATTTCTGATTTTTCTTAGAATCCCCAGTTACAATTGACCCGATTGCCCACTCAATCTTATGTCTTTCTTCCTCTGAATACAGAGTGGACATCAGTTTGTCATAGGCAGACAAATCGCCAGGTTCAAGCGGATAATTCAGCTTTTTACTGGCGTAATCTTTTTTATCGGTTTTGTAGTTGGAAAATATAAGTTTCTCATCCAACATATGAAAGTGGTCTCTCATCTGCTTCTGACAGTATTTATGCCAAGAGTCAATCATTCCGGACTCAGCGTCCCACATATGCAGAACCTTTATATTAGAGTCAAATTTATGGCGGTTTTCTTCCGCATATCTATCCAGTTCACGGTCTATAAGTTGTAAAGCACAATGCTCGTCCGTAGACCATAGACCGAGTTCCTCAACCCAGATAGCGTAAAAATCACCACCTCGAATCATTAGATCTGAGCTTTTTTTGATGATGAACTTTGGATAGATTTCTATTACGCCACGCTTTGTACTACGTGTTGAAATCATAAGAAAGTCAAGCATCGCATTTTATTCTCCTTTCATGCGTTTAAGCTCCTCGATCTCATTGCTGAGTTCTTCAATTTTCTTGTCCTGTTCATAATTATGGATTTCCACCATAAGCGCATAAATAGTAATAGTGAATGCGAAAGCGGTTAGCGTTCGGTTGAATCTTGCTTGATTTCTGAGTATTTTTTTCATACTTTTAATGGCTCCCGAAGAAGTTTGTAAGCTTTCAAAAATATAATTAATCACCTCAACCATTAACTTTTTCCCCCTTTCGTTTTGTCTTGATAAAACTATCAATCGTTTCAAATTTCCAATCTTTATGACCATTAAAGGTAAATATAAATTCCTGTCCGTTGGTTTGTCTTATACGGAGACTGTTTTTACCATTCTGAAACCAGGTATCGATTTTGTCTCCAGCGTAAATTGGAAAATATAATTCAAACCATTTAAAAACTTCATTATGAGTCATATGCTCCTCCTAAGATACTAGGATGTCGTCCAAGTACCAACACATTTGATACCAAATTTCAACAGTTCGCAAATCATGTTTACAGTTCTTAACAGTAAATAATCCGCCTTCTCCATTTCTTTTGTATTCTCGATTCAAAAATCTTGTGATGACGCGGTTCAAATATTCACTGTCAAATCTTGTATCGTTCAAAGAACTTAAACCTAGGTTTGAAATCATGTTCCAAAACCATTGTCCGGTACGATTACCTATATCAGGATCGTCCATAATGTGTTCCTCGCAACGAATAGCAAGGGCTGTTAACATTTCTAAAACACTACAAGGACGATCATCCAAATATGTTGCTATCATAGATTTACTGTACTGACGCTCATATCCAAATCGATATCGGAGGTCTATCCCATCTTCGGCTCTGTTACCATCCATCCCAATAATATAGGTAAACTCTATATCATGCAGGTGGGTCAAAAGCTTCCGATAGGATATTCTTTTCGGATATCTTTCATTGCATACGAGCTGGTACATCCATTCGAAGTATTCTTTGTTTAGCTCGTTTTTTGTCATTAATCATCCACCTCGTGCGGCTTTCTTCTGATAACGCTCGAATATTTTCTTTGATCAAGAAGGATTTCATAGTCGCATTTCAATCTGTCGTTTCTGACAAATACTGAATCATCCTCATACTCTCCAAAACTATTCAAAGAATCGAATCCGACAACGTCTTCGACATCATCCACGATTTTATCGTTATCGTCGGCCAGAATTTGATCAGCGTAATAAGTTAGACTAATTGTTTCATAGTCATCCAAATCGCCAAACTCTTCCGGGGCGATAACATAAGGTTTATCTACAGTCATAGACACGTCTTTCACCTCTTCCAGTTTTTCATCAGCCATTTCGGAATAGTTAGTATAACCATGTTCACGTAAACGGGCTGCATATTCTATAACGCTCGGTTTTTCTTTTGCATTGTCCGCCTTTATTCGGGCTTCTGTATTCTCAGTAAATTCAGCTTCTCTCCTGGAGAATACTTCTTTTACCGAATCGATTTCATCTTGAGCTATCTGCTCATATTTTTTCTCAACATACCGCCAGGTAACTATTGAACCGACGGCTACGCCGAGAACAAATGTCATAAAATTTATTGTTTTATTCATAAATACGCCTCCTAAATATTTTTAGATAATATTCCTTTGATCCTATAGCAAAACCACAATTAGGATCTATACAAGCATAATTACCTGTCCTTTCATGTAAATAACACTTTTTACCACATATGGGACACTTTTACCTCGCAATGTTCTTTTAAAACCGCCCATATCAATCATACCTTGAGAAATAATGGTTTCCAACTTGGAACATTGGAACTCCAAATTTACTATAGCGACCAGCAGTAAAAAATATAACATCATAATTAGTTCGAGACTCAAGTTCTTCTATAACTAATTGATATATATTTTCTCTAACTTCGCATCTGTCTATTCTACCATTCCACATGGATGAAAAATGTTTAGGTTGATAAATAACGTCGTATATCGTATCTGGAAAATGTTCAGAATCTACGCGGTTAAGAACCGTGTCAATTACCAATCGTTTTCCTTCATCGCACTCTCCCTCTGCTTCTGCCATAGTTAATAAAGCAAGTAATTCAATATCTTCCTGAGATACTTGTTCGTCTTCTATAATAGGTTCTTCTTTCGGCTCTTGTGACTCGTCTTCTATAATAGGTTCTTCTTTCGACTCCTGTGACTCGTCTTCTATAATAGGTTCTTCGATTATATCTCGAGACTCTTCTTTCAAGTCAACATTTACCGAATAGATTGGCTCGTATGTAAAAGTTGACAAAGACATAGTAGCTATTTTAGGCTCTGAGACATTTTCAATTTCCTTATCGATAGTAGTAACATTAAAAACACCAAAAGCTGTAAATATATATCCAAAGACAAGAGTCAGAGTAAGTATCTTAGTTTTTTTATTCACGTAAAGTCCTCCTAAAATATAAAAGACCACCCTAAGACCATTTTTTAAAGATCAAAGGGTAGTCTTCGTATTTTTTGATGCTCTCATTACATCAGATCCAAAATGTTTCCATCCACATTGAAGTCAAGAAGGACTACTCGTTCGTATACTTCTTTCCCAGATCTTTCATGCATAGCTTTATCCTTTACGAAAGATTCTTCATCCCTTCGGTAGGTTTCGTAAATCCCGAAATCAACGTAATTATCACCATTAGGGTTATCGGGATTATATACCCAACCAACAATTTGACCGGCTTTAGTTCTAGGAATACCAAGATCGTCAAGCACATCGTTCAGAAACAAATATCCGTTTGCCCTTAGTTTATCGTTAGCATACTGCTGCTGAGCTAGAAGAAACATTCTATTATAGTTTCCGTCTTTTTCCCAATAAGGATTAGACTCGTCAAAGAAGAAAGAATAATCACTCAATGAATCTTTTTCCACAACACTGACGGTCTCTTTGACTTTCTTTTCCTTACCATCTTCGCCGACTATAACCTTTTCAATCTTCTTTGCCTTGATACCGTGCTTCAGTTCGCGGTCGACTTCTTCGCCAAAACGCTCTACCACATGATTTCTGTATTCTTTAAACCCTTTATCGACCGTAGCGTAAGCCGCTGCTAAAGCAACATTTCTTTTACGAAGAATGTTGTTCGATGCCAGAATGCTACTCAAGGACAGAGCACCAAGAGCTACTGCTGGAGCATAAAGTTTAGCAAGCTTAATACCAGTCTGAACATAAACAATAGTCAAATCCTTCTTAACATCTTCGGGAGTGTATTCCTCTACGAATTCCTCATTGGCCGCACAATCATGAATAGAGTTGATGTCTTCTTTGGCCTTTTCTAAAATACCACTCACTTTAGTAGTAGCTTTACAAGCCATGACCGCGCTTACAACGGTTCCGACTACACCTGCTACTACGAGAATTTCGGGGCTATGTTTTTTGAGCTTAAAGCCCATCTTGTTAAATGAACTGCTTACAGTCGTCATAAGTTCTGTTTTTTTCATAATTATACAATCTCCTTTTCTTTATTAACATTAGTACCCATACCAATAGACTTAAAACCTTGAAACGCTGATCCAATTCTTGAGATAGCATTTTTAATTTTATCAGTAGATGCAATCTCTGCACCACAGGCTGCATAACCAGCTAAGTCTACGAAGCTGTCTTCAGTTGCAGTCCCAGTTTTAATCCTAGCTATTTTAAGTAATGCCATCATCATGGCAACGTCGGTTGGTGTGAAATCAGTATTTTTATACGCCGACCATAAAACGGCTATCGACCGAAAGTTATCTTCGGGTGAGCCATATTCATTCTCACGTTGACCGCATACACATTGTTTGGCTCTATCTAGAGTTTCTGCTCTTGTCATTTTATCTCTCCTCTTTCAAATATTCGTGATAATCGGATTCTGTTGCGAATAACATCCAACGTCCTGCAACAAAACCCATATAACCATATGACGTCAGATATCCTTTCATAAGAATCCTCCTAATTTAGCGGAAGGGCTTTGGGTAGTTTAAGCATGTAGCCGTCTCGTACTCGAATTACCGATGCGCTCCTAATATCAGTCCATCCGTATTTATTATCGGTATAATTTCCTGTTACACCGACCAAATCATATAAATCCGCCACGCTAACCAAACCATAAGTAGAAATCAACTCGTCCATTCTTGACAGGACTTCTTCGGCTTCTCCTCGATTATCCAAGATAATATCGTCATAGTTATAACCGGTTTTTGTTCGAGTAGTGCTATAATCCCTTCGGACATTTCCTCCATCGTAGTAACTCCTGTAAGATATCTTAGAGGCAGTGGAATTACTCTTTGTCTTACCTGTTTCCCCGTAAAGTATCATATCGATACCGTTTGTAACAATATCTGAAATTGCTTTTTTAATTGCGGGGACCAATACCTCTAGCAAAATATAAGATTTTACGTTATTGACGTCCTCTGAGATGAATACGTCCGTAAACTTTTGAATCTCGCTTTTCTTCTTGGATTTTGCCGTTCCAGATATCACTTTTTCTACTTTCTTTTTCGGAACAGCCCCATTTTGATCCGCCTTAAATTTATGGGAATTTGGCTTGTATTCCTCCATTACGTTTACTCCTTTCATTTAACTAGAATAAGGGGTCCCGGTAAAGTGATTTTACTATTTGGAACCTTATTGTTCTTTTTCTTATATTGATAGGCAAGATTACTCTTCGCCTTTTTCTCAGATACAGCATACGTAGAAGCCTTCCAACGATTAGCGACACACGTGTCAAATTCCATAACTGGTCCATCGTATGAATATTGATTCATAAACCCTTCTCCTTTCTATTTATTGTTTTCTCCATACAGGAACGTTGTTACTTCTTCTGAAATTTTATTTTTTAGTGCCGTCCGAAAAGTATCAGACTTAACCATAAATTTAATAGTAGTTATACCGCAAAGTATGAGTCCTCCAGCTACACCACTGATAAATATCAAAGCATTTTTTACAAATTTGTTCATATTTTTTTCTCCTTTCAAAAAGAAAAAGGGAAAGCACCCTGTTAAAGGTACTCTCCCTCGTTAGAACTCTGTTTTCTATTTACTCAGGCACATCAAGTTACTCATCGATTTCAAGCTCGATAACATTATCAACTTCTTCGTTAATCCCTTGCTGTTCCTTCTTGGCTTTGATTTTAGCTATTACCGGTTTGATTACATACTTGTAAGCTACAAAGCCTCCAAGAACTGTCAAACCGACACCTGCTGTAACCTTAAAACCCTTTCCAGAACCCGCTGTTGCGATTTCCTCAGTTGTGTCAATAACCTCTTCGATTACCATGTTTTCGTTAGTATCCATTTTATTTTCTCCTTTCAAATATAGAAATAGTTTATATGTTCTCCATTAAAGAACATGTTTTTTTCGCGAAGCTAAAACGATCTGTTGTATTCGTATCTAGGTGCGACTCGATAATTAATCACAAGACAAGGTGTTCCTTCATCCGCCAACTGCGAACTGAAACTCAACTCTATGTATCCGTGATCAATATTCCATCCAAGATCATCACCGATACTGATCGGGTTAAGACCGATTTCATAATAGTACTCATTAAGAGAAATATACGTTTCATCTCTCATCCGTCTATTAAGTTCATTCTCAACCTTTTTTAATTTGTCAATATCCGATTTGAAATATCGCCCAGAAATAACATCATAGCAGAGCGTATTACCTCTTTCGGTAACGATGACTTCTTTACTAGTAACGGGGTCTCGTTCGATTCTATCCTTGGCGATGGAATCCCTTACAGATTGTTCTTTTTTCTCGCCAATAGTCTCAATCACTTTTTCTTGATATTCTTTCAAAGCAGATTCTGACAAGGTATAAGCAGTAGCCAATGCTGCATTACGGCGAACATTTACAGAACTTGCTCCAATCAGACAAAACACTGATATACATCCAGTTACCGCAGACGGAATATAACAAGTCCATGTTGCTTTAATAGTCTCGACTGGTGTAAGTTTGTCTGTATCATTTTCAATCTTCTTATCCTCAATAAGAGCAAGAGCTTTGGGTGTTGCTCTAACCGCCATTACGGTTGTGGTGATCATTCCAGCAATACCAATACCAGTAAGAATCTCCGGGCTATGTTTTTTCATTGCCGTCCGTACACTTTTGGCAATGTTAGATATATTTGTTCTGGACATGTTTTTCTCCTTCCTCATTTTTACTTTCGAAGTCACGCATGTTAAGAATAAATTCAATTCCATTAACTAAATCCCAATATTCGGATCCATAAATTTTTGCCATATTGTTTTCAAGACTTCTCTCAGTCTCCTCGAGTTCGCTTTGGCAAGGAATCGAAATTCCCTTTCGATTAAGTAGAATCTCGAACACCTCAACGATAGTACAAGCAATTTCTCGGTTTGCTTCCATGTCGTTTCTCCTTTCAAATATAAAAAAGTTCATAGTGTTTACAAAAATAACAGAATGATATCATCTGCAACATCCTTGGCAATGGTAAATATACGCTCGTGTTTCTCGCTACAACCATTGTATATACAATACTCCATGTCGTCCATGAATCCTGCAATAATATCAACTGGTGGTACAGGTTCTCGTAAAGATCCGGTTATATAAGAAGGGAGACGTTCGGCCTCGGTGTTCAGACGATCCATGATTTCATAAGCCGCCCATCTTGCATAACTAAGATCTTCAAAGTATTCTTTTGATTCCTTCGGATTAACCTGTCCGAGATAATCAGTAACACATAAATGCTCGTCTACGTACTTGCTAATTATCGATATAGCCATGTCGCACATTTCCTGATTACGGATTCTGACCGCCCCCCTCCTTTCTAACAAAGAAGAAGAGCCCTTGTTAGGACCCCTTTTCTTCTCTTTTGGCGAATGCCTCATTTACTTTTTGCTCAATTTTTTCATCCGTCTTCTTGTCATTAACCCAATC